GCCAGAGCAGTCAACGGCGAACAGCAGTTCACCCATCACCTCACCCGAAGTGACTGGCAGGTAGATACCCTGCTGGATGAAGCGACGGTTAGGCCGGGCAAAGCTGCGCTGGTCAGTCCGTGCCTTGGTCAAAAACCTACGCAGCACATCACGCCAGTCCACCTTGGGTTGCAGCACCTGCTCGACAACACGTTGCAGGTTGGCAGACAACTTGCCCATCATCTTGGCTGCCTGTGCAGCTTGGGCAACCTTGACCCGCATCTCGGCCTGCTTCTGCGCCTGATCGGCAGGGCCACCGTCTGCATCACGGCACTCGTCAAGGCCAGTGCCGGGGTAGCCACCCTCATCGTCGTCGTCCTGATCCTCAAGGATGTTGTAGATCCCATCGGTAGTACCGTTGCCGGCTTGGTAGATGTTGTCGTCATGCAGACCGACCTCCGGCATCTTGCCGATCTTCTCGTCAACCAGCAGCTTGTTGATCACATAGTCAGCGGCACGGTTCCACTTCTTGGGGTTGCGTTCGTGCCGTCGGTAGTTGTGCTCCAGCATGGGGTGCATGCACTCATGGGCAACGAGGAACTTGAGTTCCTCATCGGTCAGCCCGGAGATGAACTCCGGGTTGAACAGCACACAGTCGCCATTGGTAGCAGCCGTCGGCACCTCATCGGTCAGGATGAACGGCATGTTCAGTGCCATAGTGCCAATGAACGGATGCTCCAGAACAAGGCCAGTCTTGGCCTTGCTCAACCTGATCTGCAACTTCTTCTCGTCAGCCGGGGTCATGCTGTTGCTCCTCTGTTCAGTTCAATCTGCGCCATCACCTGCTTGAACTTGGGGCGCAGCCCAGTGCTATCTCGCAACTCCCACGCCACACAGCATGGGCACAGGGCTTCATACTCGGGGCATCGTTGTCCCCAAATCTCCGTAGTCCATCTGTCGATGGCAGGATTCAGGTCGATACCTTCCAACTTGTTCAACAGTGCATCCATCACACACCTCCCATGAATACGCTCATCTTGTCGAGGATCGCCTTGGCTTCAGCGGCAGTGTTGCGCCTCATCTCCGGGTTGACCCGGTAGATCTCCGGGTTACGCACCAGCGTGGCCTCGACTGCCTGACGCATAGCCTCAAGGTTCGGGTCATCAGCCACATTCAACCGGGGCAGCAACTCGCACAGCTCACGAGCATTCTCGATGGTGCTGTCACGGAAGATCGCAGCAGGGTCAGCCAGCTTGTCGGCGATGTGCTTCACCCGGTCGTACAGCCGCTGCCATACGTCCATCATGGCTGCCTGCCCTGCCTGCTTGACACGAGCCTCAACATCCTGCTGGATGCGGGTCAGCTCATCCGACCCGATAGCCACCCTGAAGTCAGTGGCAGGTACGGGGAACACAGCCAAGTCCATCGAGAACTTGCGCTGCACATCCACCAGTGCAGGGTAGTCCTGCGAGTTGTACAGGCTGCCCATCGCCCTATGCGCATCGGCCACCAGCAGGTCGTACTGGCTGAAGAACTCACGGCACAGCGCCTCCCACTCGGACTTCTCCTTGCGGAAGGTAGTCATGAACTCCAAGTAGTTGCTGGTTGGCAGGATCTGGCTGCCGTCCATGCCCCAAGGCAGGGTGTTCTCGTAGTACATCTGCCGGATGTGGGTGGACTTCTTGTGCACGTTGTCCAGTGCGTCACTCATGGGCAGCAGCCGCTTGTTGTAGCGGCCGACACCCTCAAGCGCACCGTGACTGAGAGCCACCTCACGGCTAGTCCGCTTGTCCAGCTTGCGGGCAGTCCACTGCGAAATACTCAATTGCGTGAGCAAAGCGCGGTCATTCAGATTCATCGTTATCACTCCTCTTTATGTGTTGTTAGAACAGCACGTTCTGGTGCTTGATCGCCCACTTCGTAAACGCTTGCGTGCCAGCCAGTCCGGGGGTCTTACGCACCGCACTGCTCATGGTCAGCACACTGAACTCAGGGGGCAGTCGCTCAAGGTAAGCGATCATCCGGTCGATGTTGCCGTCACTGGCCCGGTGGGACAGGGCACCACTCAAGGCGTACAACGTGGCAGGATCGGTCGGCACATCGCTGGTGGTCGGGTTCATCAGGATCGCATCGGGGTTAGGCAGCTTGCGGAAGATACGCATGAACCCCACGAACTCGGCTGCTGCACCCTCACCGACAGCACCCTTGAAGCACTCGTACTCGGCATCGGCAGGCACTGCACCAAGCACACTGCTGACACCCTCAACCCATGAACGCGGTGTCGGATTGCAGTCACGCTGGGCGTCGAAGTCATGCAGCAACCCCGGACGGAAGCGGATGAAGCTAATCACCTCTGGCTTGACGTCGTTGTCCAGTGCCCAGCTAGTCCAGTCGTCGAGGTGGGTCTCAAGCTCCAGCACCGTCTCACGATTGCGAAGGTGGGACAGGACACGGTTGGCACCAGCCCGGTCAGACTGACGGTTACCCGTCGAAACCACCATCCACCCATCGGGCAGACGCTGACCATGCAGGGTACGGGCTTGGCAGATGTTAGCCAGCACCTTCTGGATATCAGCACCGGCTTGGTTGCGGTCGTCGAAGCACAGGATGCCAGCTTCGGGTGCCTTACCCTTGACCGGGAACCAGTCGGGCAGCTTGTACCCGAAGTTGCTACCCTCGGTCAGCAGGTCAGGGACACCGAAGTCCTCGACGAGCATGGTGGGGAGATGTTTCTCGATGTACGGCACACCAAGATCCTCTGCAACTTGTTGCACGATGGTGGTCTTGCCACCACCGGGAGGCCCCTCGATGCACACTGTGCGCTTGATGGGAAACAGGGCTTGTATGGTCGTCTTGAGTGTGGAACTACGCACTTTACTTCTCCTTCCGTGCAATGAACTTGTCGTGGTCAGGGCCGTAGGAAACTACGGCACCCTCGATGGTGTCTCTGACTGCCTTGGCAGCCATCTTGTTGGGGAAATACCCGGCTTGGTTGATCACAGGGCCAAACTTGCCCTGCCGAAGTTGGAACAGTCGCAGTTCGCTGGTCATACAGTCCTCTTTGGGTTGAGTTGACGGAGGATGGTGACGTCAGTCACCACGATGTAGTTGGACTTGTTCATCGGCACGATGGTGTGCCGTACCTTGCGGGCCTCCTTATCCCCACAAGGCAAACAAGTGTTGTAACCAAGGAGCATCCGCCCCTCGTTTACATTCGTGCCACAGCGGACACAGAATGGTTTGATCTCACAGCTCGCCACGCATCCTCCTCTGCGCCAAGGCGTTGTAGCCATGCTCGAAGACGAACTGGCACTCGTAGGGGCCGGGAAGTATCATCACCGGCATATCCACCGGGGTAGCCAGTCTCTTGTGCCGTGAGGTAGTCCGGCTGTACTTCTGGTCGTGGCTGAACCACTGACCGATACGGCCTTCATACACATACAGCGGCCAGTTGACGCTGTACGAGAACACACCGTAGCGATCCCCGTCGAAGCCCAACAGCTTGTTCGACCAACGAGCAAACAAACTGCCCGTTGTCAGGTCGAAGGCTTGGTAGTCGAGGATGCACTTGGCAACCCCCTTCTGGGTCACCTTGATCGGCGAGAACAGTTCATATGGGGTGTTCATCCGAACACCCATGTAGCCAAGAGGAACACACCAACACCGGCGATTACGCCGGCCGTCACTGACAGCACACCGACGGTGTACCCCTTGCGGTACTGGGACTCGGCGTACTCGTCCTGAAGGGTGATGAGGGAGAACAGAATGGCCTTGCGAGCCATGCTATTGGGAGCGGTATCCAGTGCCGCATGCAGTTCGTGAACATTCATCGGATTCTCCTGTTCCTGTAGTAGTTGCGGATGATCTCATCCGCCAGTTGAGTCTCCCTCTTGACGCTCCTGTCAGGAGGGGGCAGTACCTCCGGTGGCCGTAACCACCGGAGGATGGATCGGATGACCCGTCGCATTACTTCGCCAGACGGATGTACTTGGTGGTGAACTGCACCGTCTCGACACGGCGCATCATGGTGTCCATGGCATGGTTGGTCTGTGCCATATGGGCCAACTCCCGACGGACGTCCGACAGGTCAAAGTCCATGGACTTGTTGTCGATGCACTCGATCAGGCCATCCACCAACTGGAGCAAGTCCTTCCAGTCGGACTCAGCCATGACCACACACCGTTCGGTGATGGTCTCGTCACTCAAGGCAATCGTCGTCATGCTTCAATCCTCCACATGTTTATAGGACTCATCAGTGCTGGCATTACCAGCAGACAGTAGCCAGTGCAAACTGGCTACCGTTTCGTCCTTTAGAACAGCTTCACCTTCTCCTTGGTCGTGCTGCTGCCGTCATCGTTGTCCTTGAGGACTTCGACACCATCCAAGGTAGCGACCTTGATGTACAGCGAACCGCCTCCCATGGGAGGGGCCACAGCCTTCAGGGTCGAGTTGCGAATGCCCTTCACGTCCTTGATCTCGAAGCCGCTGAAGGTGCCGTTCTCGTTGACACGGTGGGCCACCACAGTCAGGGTGATGGTGATGGGCTTGATGCTGCGCTTGATGGTTGCCTTCTTGTCCATTTCTTTACACTCCGTAAGTTTACATCTAGGTGTTTGCCAAGGGGAGAACCCCTCGGCCCAGCCAGACTGCGGCGGGCTGGCCGGATCGCAAAGTCGGCCCCTATAGGGCATGTAAAGAAAGATACCGCGCGCGGGCAGTAAGTTTACAGGGCCAAATCCGACGCGCGCAGTTAGCACGTAAACAATCTAAACTTTACGTGTAAACAATCTACGATTTGGGTGTGTAAAGATGCGGATGTAGATCAACGCAAGTGCTTGATTTTGCTCGATTGTTCACTGCACAATCTAAATAATCTACGATTTTTGGGGTAATGTGGGAAAAATAAGGCGATGAAAGCTACACTTTACATGTAAAGTTAGTATGTAAAGTGTAGTAAGTGAATGTGTTGTCCTCATGAAAAGGGTTAAAAAAACGTAGATTATTTAGATTATTATATTGTTTACACGTACACATTCGCTGGTTTTCGTGCGTAAGTGGCTGATTTCACAGGACTTTGGTATAACTTTACAACTTTACACTTTGAGTCAAAACGCGAAATTCGTGTCAATGTACAGTTTAGATCAATAGATTGTTTACAACTTTACAACTTTACGTACAGTTTCAGCCGTCTAACCCCCCAAAGTGTGCGCTAGTGGGCAGCCATGACCCCCCGACGAATAGGAAGAAAGAGGAGGGGGCAAGGCGGGGGGCCATGACCTTGGTGCGCTACGCGCGTGTGCAGCAGGCACAAAAAAGCCCGGGCTTTCGCCCGGGCCTGTGGTTAGAACAGCTTCAGCGTCACCTCCTCGCCGGTGTTCAGGTCTCGCGCAGCCTTGCTGACGAGGAACCATTCGCCGCCAAGCCATATGCCTCCAAACTCTAGCGTCCCTACCCGCTGCGTGCAGGCGTGGAACCTGTCGAGCTGGATCCCGTATGGCATGCGCCAGAGGGCCAGTGTGCGCCAGTTGCGCACGATCCATCGTATGCTCATCATCCTCTCCCGTGAAGGAAGCCCGGGCTTGCGCCCGGGCTCCGTGGTTAGAACAGCTTCGGCTTCGGACCGGCGCTGGCCGGGCCGTCGTCGTCGGCGAGGATCTTGATCCCCTCCAAGCTCTCCACCTTCAGGTAGATCGCGCCGCCGCCCTGCGGCGGGACGCTGGCCTTCAGGGTGCTGTTAGCGCCCTTGGCCGAGATCACCTCGAACGAGGAGAACGTGCCGTTCTCGTTGATACGACCGGCCTTCACCACGAGGGTGATGGTGACCGGGGCGATACGGCGCTTGGCCGTGACTTTCCACTCTTTCATCGTAACTCCAGATTGTGAGGAAGCAGACCCGGCGCAGAGACCGGGCCATCGTCAGGACGGGATGTCCCGCCGACAACTGCAGACTGCGACGGAATCGACGGAATGCAAAGTTTACACGGTGGGCACAGCCAGGACGCCGACACGGGCGCAGCCAGGCACGCGGGCGAGCGGGCGCGGGCACAGCCAGGACGGGGGGGTACATGGACTGGCGACGCGAGGCCCCCCCCGGTTACAGTAAGTCGCACATAACACAGCCCAAAAAACCAACGTGTAAAGTTACGCTTTTTTCCCCTTGCAACCCGCGCACCGCCCGCCTACTCTCGTGCCATGGATACATCACCGCTCTGGACAACCAAGTGGTCTGACCGACTGGCGTTTGACATGGCCCTCATGCTCGAGGGTAGCGGCGAGACGCTGAATGAGGTCGTGGCCCGGCACCAGATAACTCCGAACCAATTGCTCGCCTTCAACTCCGACCCCGTCTTTCTCAAGCGGGTGGAGAGCTACCGTGGCGAGATCCGCGACAAGGGACTTACGTTCAGGCTCAAAGCTCGAGCCCAAGCAGAAGAACTCCTGACAACATCCTACCTGTTGATTCACGACCCGTCTGTGTCCCCAGCGGTCAAGGCCGACCTGATCAAATCCACCGTCAAGTGGGCGGGGCTTGAGCCCAAGGACACTACGGCTGGCGAGGGTGGCGGTGGTGTCAAGATCACGATCAACCTTGGCAACGACCCCAAGGACGCCCGCACGATTGAAGTAGCCCCAGAGGTGATGGATGACGCAAGCCCCCCCGGCCTTCAGTATTCGGAAGCTGTTTGACCGCGAGTACGACGGCATGCCTGCCGCATGGTTCAACAATTCTACCGAGGCGCACAACGTGGAGGCTGCCCTGAAACAGGCCAACCAGTCCTACCGAACCAAGATCGTCAAGAGCAAGAAGAACGGACGCCAGTTCGTGATCATGCTCGTAGGCCAGCATGAGCCAGCATAAGTACCACATAGTCCCGATCGGGGACTCCCGCAAGCACGAGATCGACGCCAAGTGCTGGTGCTGCCCGGAGGAGGACGAGGACGACCCCGACATTCTCATCCACAACGCGATGGATGGGCGTGAGGACTACGAGGACGGGATCAGGAAACACCACTGATGGCACTTGAGATCGACTACACGCCGCCGCCTACCGGCAAGAAGTTCATGGCCTGCAACGACAAGATGCGGGTCATCATGGGGCCTGTGGGCTCGGGAAAGAGCGTTACCTGCTCCTTCGAGGTTGTTCGCCGGGCCAGCATGCAGGCTCCTGACCAGCATGGACGCAGGCGCTCGCGCGCTGCCGTGGTCCGTGAGACCGCCCGCCAGTTGCAGGACACCACGATCAAGACGTTTCTCGACTGGTTTCCACCGGGGCAGTGCGGGGAGTACATGCGCACCACCAAGACCTACTTCTTCCGGGTTGGGGACGTGGAGTGCGAGATCATGTTCCGTGCCCTCGATGACGCGGACGACGTGGCTAACCTCAACTCGCTGGAACTTACCTTCGCTTGGTTCAACGAGTGCCGCGATATCCATCCGGATATAGTCGATGCGATGTCCAAGCGTATCGGCCGCTTTCCGTCCAAGAAGGACGGCGGACCCACGTGGCATGGGATGTGGGGGGACACCAACCCTCCGACCATGGATACGTGGTGGTACTACCAGATGGAGAAGCTGGACCCCGTCGATGGGGTCTCGCCCAACGACAACGGCTGGAGCGTATTCAAACAACCCTCGGGACGATCGCCGTATGCTGAAAACATTGCCAACCTCCCTGACGGTTACTACGACACGAAAGGACGGTCAGAGGAGTACGTCCGTGTATATATTGACGGAGAGTACGGACTGTCCTCTGCTGGCATGCCGATCTACAAGTATTTCCGTCCCGACTACCACATGGCGAAAGAACGGCTTCGTCCCGTCGTCAACGGAATCCGACCCATTGTCATCGGAATCGACCTTGGTCTTACTCCCGCCGCAGTGATCGGGCAGCAGGACCCGCGTGGTCGCGCACTGATACTTGACGAGGCTGTCAGCTTCGACATGGGCATCCAGCGGTTCATGCGCACCGTGCTCAAACCCAAGCTGTACGAGCGCTTTCCGGGGGTGCCGGTGCTTATCGTGACCGACCCGGCTGGTGTGCAGCGGGCACAGACCGACGAGCGCAGCGCCGTGGACATCATCAAGGCCGAGGGGTTCAGGGTCATACCGGCCAAGACCAACAGCATCTCGGCACGCATCAACTCGGTGGACGACTACCTCATGCGGCAGGTGGACGGCGATCCGGCGTTTCTCGTGGACCCCGGCTGCACGCAGCTCAAGGCGGCCATGATGGGCGGCTACCGCTACAAGCCCACGGGTGACATGGCCATCGACAAGAACAAGCACTCGCACGTCGCTGAGGCACTGCAGTACCTCATGCTGCACATATCCACTGCCGGTGAGGGTGGGTACATGCTGCAGCGGCGGGAGATCAAACCCGTTGCGGCTTCAGGGTGGACTTGATATATTGCGTGGGCGGGGTGCTCCTCCTCCCCCGTGTTGGGACCTTGACCGCCATTGTAGCTTCGGCTCTGGCGGTTCTTTTTTATGGGCTTGACGTTTATACTTGACACGCGTAGAACACGCGTGTGCATATTGCACGGAGGCACAGATGGCAGGTCTGACGTTCCTGAGAGTGGTTAGTACTGAGGAGGTAACTCGTCAGGAGAAGGCCGCTGTCGACAAGGCGCTCGAGGAGCGCCAGAACCAGCCTGTCATCCTCGGCCTTGCCTCGTACCTGCGCGGCTGCTGGGATCGCTCCCAGATCGCCAAGAAGCCCATCGAGCAGGCCATGCTGCGTGCGTTGCGGCAGCGCAACGGCGAGTACGAAGCCGACAAGCTCAGGCAGATCCGGATGCAGGGTGGCTCCGAGGTCTACATGATGATCACGGAGGTCAAGTGCCGGGCGGCCGAGAGCTGGCTGCGCGACATCCTCCTCGACACGGGCTCGCCCCCGTGGGACCTGCAGGCTACGACCATCCCCTCGCTGTCTCCCACGCAGGAGCAGGAGCTCAAGTCCCAGCTTGCCGAGCGTGTGCTGTCGATGGTGCAGCAGTTTGGCAAGGCACCCGACCAGACGCAGACTGCAGAACTCAAGGAGATGGTCTCGCAGGAGTACCGGTTCTCCCTGCTGCAGGCCGCGCAGGCGCGCGTGGATCGCATGCGCCACAAGATCCAAGACCAGTTCGAGCATCTGGTTACCTTCCCCTGCGCGTTCGTCAAGGGACCTGTGGTGCGCCGGCAGCGCACTCTGGGCTGGAAGACAGGACCGGATGGCCGCATGGCCATTGAGCCCATCGAGCGCCTTGGGCCTGAGTTCGAGCGGGTCGATCCGTTTCGCATCTACCCCGAGCCGGGCATCAGCAACATCCGTGACGGGTACATGTTCGAGCACCACCGCATGTCGCGGTCGGAACTCTCGGACCTCATCGGTGTGCCCGGCTACGACGAAGAAGCCATTCGCAAGGTGCTGGAGACCGGCAACGGTCAGTCGTGGATCAACGAGGACGTGGAGCTGATCAAGAACGAGGAGGAGCGCAAGTACTATTCGTATATGCGGCCGACCACCGAGTTCGACGCTCTTGAGTTCTGGGGTAAGGTCAGCGGCTCGATGCTCATCGAATGGGGCATGTCCGAGCAGGATGTTGACGACCCTGCCAAGGAATACGACGCCAACGTGTGGCTTGTTGGCAACTATGTAATCAAGGCTGTACTGAACTACGACCCGCTGGGCGAGAAGCCGTACGCCAAGACCTCGTTCATCAAGTGCCCCGGCGCGTTCTGGGGCAAGGGCATCCCCGAGATCATTGAAGACCTGCAGGGCGTGTGCAACGCTGCCGCCCGCGCACTGGTCAACAACATGGGTATCTCCTCCGGCCCGCAGGTCGAGGTGAATCTGGAGCGCATTCCTCCCAACGAGGACATCACGCAGCTCAGCCCGTGGAAGATCTGGCAGGTCACCAACGATCCGGTCGGCTCCAGTGCGCCGGCTGTGCGCTTTACCCAGCCTGACAACAACGCTCAGGTGCTGATGGCGGTGTACGAGAAGTTCAGCCGGCTGGCTGACGACCACTCGGGCATCCCGGCGTATATCTACGGTGATACGGACGTGCAGGGTGCCGGTCGCACCTCGTCCGGTCTGTCGATGCTCATGGGTGCCGCAGGCAAGGGCATCCGGCAGGTTGTGATGCACATCGACTCGGATGTGATCAAGCCGATCGTGCAGCGGCAGTTCATCTACAACATGCGCTACGACGAGGACGAGCAGATCAAGGGCGACGCTCAGGTGGTGGCCAAGGGTGCCATCAACCTTGCGGTCAAGGAGACTGTCAACCTGCGCCGGATCGAGTTCCTCACCGCAACGGCCAACCCGCTGGACGCCGAGATCATGGGCAAGGAAGGCCGTGCCGTCATCCTGCGCGAAGTGGCCAAGGGATTGCAGATGCCCGTCGACGAGGTCGTCCCGTCGCGGGAGAAGATGGCGTTCCAGAGCGTCGTGCAGGGCCAGCTCGCAGAAATGCAGGCGCAGGCTCCCACCCCCACCGGCCCGGATGGGGCCCCCAAGGGTGGTATGGAAGCCAACACAGTTCAGAAT